AAAATAGTAAAAAGTTTGAAACTACTGGATATGGTGTTAATATTTCTGGTGGCATTAATGCCACTGGTATTAGCACTTTAGGTGTTGTACAGATTAATAGTGGAATTATAACTAACACATCTTCAGGTGTTGCTGTTACTGTTTATGGCAATTTAATTGGTGCTGCATCAACAGCATCATTTGCTACCACTGCATACAATCTTAATGGTGTTGTAGAATCAGATCTTAATGTTGCCTTTGCACAAACTGCTGGTATTGCAACTTATACTTCTGAATGGACTCTAGGTGCTAATGGAATATCAGATTTTACATTTACTGGACCTGGATTTACTGGGGCAGAAAATGATCCGATTCTGTATTTGGTAAGAGGGCAACAGTATAAGTTTATTAATAATTCTGGAGGACCTCATCCATTTAGAATTCAAAGTACACCGAATGGATCAACTGGTACTCAATATAATGATGGCATTACTAACAATGATACTTCCACAGGAACATTAACTTGGGATGTTCAGTTTGATGCTCCGGATATTCTTTATTATCAATGTACCAGTCATCCATCAATGGGTGGTAAGATTTATATTGTAAATGCTGGTATTGCATCCGATGTAAATCTTTATACAACTGGTATAGCAACGATTGGAAGTGTTCAAATTAATGCTGGTATTATAACTGCAACGACAGGAATTATCACTTATTATGGTGATGGTCAATATCTACAGAATATTACTAGTAGTGGTGGTATAAGTTCTATAACAATCGCTAATAATACATTAGACCAATCACAATACTTAACATACGCAGTATCAACAGGAAATACAACTGGACTTGGTGTTACTACAGAAGGTCTTGTCTTTAATCCTTTCACTGGAAGGATGGGTATTGGTCAAACATTGCCACAGGCAAAACTTGATATTAATGTTGGAACTGGACTGACTGCACTTAATATAGAAGGATCTGAAGGTCAATTATTCTCTATCACTAACAATCTGACTTCTGGAAGTATCTTCTCAGTCAGTGATGTATCAGGTGTTCCAAGTATTGATGTAGATGCAGATGGAACTATTCAACTAGCACCTTTTGGTAGCACTGAATATGTTGGAATCGGAACCACAAATCCAACACAAAAACTTGATGTTAATGGAAACATTAGACTTCGTGGAGCACTGTATGATAATTCTAATGGTATTGGTGCTACTAGTCAGGTATTGACATCAACTGGTTCTGGAATTTCTTGGCAAGATGCTGCAGTGTCTGGTGTTGGTATTCAATCTGGTGGAACTGTCATTGGAACTGGAATTACAACATTAAACTTTGTTGGTACAGGAAACACTTTTGCAGTCAATGGAACTACAGTTGATATTAGTATTTCTGCTGGTACTACAAGAACTGTCAGTACTTATACTGCAACATCGGGACAAACAACATTCTCTGCAACTTATAATGTTGGATATGTTGATGTCTTCTTGAATGGTGTTAAGTTGAGTGAAAATGAATACACTGCAACAAATGGAACATCTATTGTACTGGATACTGGAGCATCATTAGATGATATTGTGGAAGTGGTAGGTTATAGTAATATAAATATAGCAGGAGGTTCCGCAACTCCAGATATAAGTCCAGTAATGATGGGAATGATATTCTAAAATGGCAGCACCTAACTTAAAAAATCCAACTACGATTACAGGAATCACGACAGTTGTGGGTCTTGGCACGACTGCAATTACTGGAATCCTGACGAATGCATCAGGAAGTAATAAGGTATTAAAGATTAATACAATACTCGCAGCAAATGTTGATGGGACAAGTGCTGCAGATGTAAGTGTCAGTGTCTTGAGAGGTGGAGTAGATTATTATCTTGCAAAGACAGTAAGTGTTCCTGCCGATGCAACACAAGTTTTGTGCTCTAAAGATATTTACTTTTATCTGGAAGAGAATGTAGGAATCAGAGCACAGGCAAGTGCCGCTGATGATATTCATATTACGATAGGATACGAAGAGATTTCATAATATTATGTTGGGATTCAATGGTGGTACTATTGGTATAGCAAATACAGTAACTGGAACTTTTGCATCAGGTTTTTGGACATCTTCCGATCATATCAAACAAATTCGTAGTGAATTGTGGCCTGGACTTGTACCATCAATCGTCACCGATGGTCTTGTATTACATCTTGATGCTGGAGATAGTGCTTCATATCCTGGTTCTGGAACTACTTGGACTGATTTAAGTGGTAATGGGAATAATGGAACCATTAGTGGAGCAACTTATAGTTCTAATGAGAGTGGATATCTTGATTTTGATGGAAGCAACGATTATGTAAATTTGGGAAGTTTTTTCACTTTTAGTAATTTTACAATTTCTTTATGGGTTTATCCAGGATCTACTCAAACAACATACGCAGATATTTTTGATAATAATCATACAGGAACTCAAAATTTTGTTTGTCAACAGAATGCTAATAATGTAAATCAATATAGTTTTGGTGTCAGTGGGTCTAGTGGTACATCTCTTTTTACTTTATCTGCAAATGTTTGGCAATATTTAACTTTTACTTATAATAATAGTGTTGCAAGTGCATATATCAATGGTGCATTTCACTCAAGTGGAGCTCCTGGCGGTCCAGCAAATTATGTCAATCCTATTTTAAATATTGCTAGATGGAGTAGTCAATATGGCGGAAGACATTGGAATGGTAGAGTATCATATTTTACAGCTTACAACAAAGTACTCACAGCATCAGAAATCACTCAAAACTATAATGCTCTCAAAGGAAGATATGGTCTCTAAGGAGTTATAAGAATGCCAATATTTAATGGAGGAAGAATCGGTTCTAATAATGATCCAACAACATCATTAGCATCAGGTCTTTGGACTGGACTAGAGCAATGTGATTCTATTCGTAGAGAGATATGGCCTGGATTTGTACCACCAATCGTCACCGATGGTCTTGTAGTACACCTTGATGCTGGTAACAGTAACTCATATCCTGGTTCTGGAACCACTTGGTATGATTTGAGTGGTAATGGGAATGATGCAACTCTTTATAATACTCCAACACACAATGCAAGCACTAATGGTGGCATATTTTCCTTTAATAACTCACAGAGTGAATATGCCATAATTCCTGGAAACTATAGCACTACTACAAGCACTGTTATAGCATTTGCAAGATATACTAATACTAGTTCTAATGGAAGAGTGATTTCTGCAAATAACAATTGGCTTATGGGATGGCACGCGAACAATATAGATAAGTATTATGCTGAGGGGTGGGTTAGTTCTACTTCAGGTTCAACGGGAACTACTGATTGGATTTGTTATGCGGCAACAGGAAATTATAGTGCCGATCAATGGGAATTATATAAAAATGGTACTTCTATTGTGGGTCCAAATGCAAATGGTTCTCAAGGACCAAATACAATAAACCTAGCAAGATCAGGCCAATACGGAGAATATGCTGATTGTGAAATTGGAGTTGTTTTGGTCTATAATCGAATATTAACAGCATCAGAAATCACCCAAAACTTTGATGTCTTCAAGGGTAGATATGGTCTCTAAATAATTAAAAAAACAATGGCAATGTATTCATATAAAAACCAACACCCCAAACCACTGCCGAATCGTATTCGTCTTCCAAACGGATTCACAAGAACTGATGTTTCAACTTTCACTGAAGAAGAAATCATCAGTGCAGGATATGCTGGTCCCTACACATACCCATCTCACGATCCAACAACAGAAAAAATAGAATGGGTTGGAGTTGGATTTACTGTAAGACCACACAACGACCAAGAAATTGAGAATCAATGGAATGTAATTCGCAATCAAAGAGATAATTTATTAAAAGAGAGTGATTATACACAGGTAAGTGATTATAATTTTGAGATTACAAATGCAGAAGAATGGAAGTCTTACCGACAAGAACTGAGAGATATTACATTACAATCAAATCCTTTTGATATTACATGGCCCATAATGTCTTATAATCAACCAGAAGAAGTTATAGATATTGGTGATGGTTCTGAAACTTCTGTAGAAGAAGTTATAGATATTGCTGATGGTTCTGGAACTTCTGTAAATTAGGTTAGTTAAATGGCAAGATATCATAATCCAAAAATCACTACAAATAAGAACCTTTCATTAGTATTAGATGCTGCTAATCCAAAGTCTTATACTGGTGTTACGACTTCTGTAACAACACAAGTAACAACAACAGTTGAAGAACCTTATGCGGATAATGTCTCATTACTGTTGAATGGTAATGGTGATAATGGTAGTACTACTTTTACTGATAGCA